GTTGTTTCTCATAAACTTCATAAACTAATCTTGTATCTTTTATTCCTCTGGTCTCTACTCTTGCTACAGCTTGTAATTGTTCACCAAAAGATTTCCATTTTGGTTCTTCTTTTACTTCTGGATCTACTTTCTGCATCTTATTTTCTTGTGCTTTAGTTAGTTGCTCAAGTTTTTCATTGAACTCTTCCATCATAGAGCCCTTAATTTTTTCAGCAATCTGTCCAAGCTTTTCATCGCTTAGCTCTGTGTTGCTTTTTATTACACTTATTAACTCTTCTTTTGTCATTGCCATATTTTATTTCGCCTTCTTTCTATTTATTTTCGCAATTATTTACTATTGCCAATAAAATATGTTTCTCTGCCTGACATCACACGAAGTATGTCCCCAACTAAAACCCGTATTTTACCTAATAATAAATAAGATTTTTATACATTCTTACAATTTATTTTTAATACAATACCAATTGTTTTGGTATTATTTCGATAAATTCCAATGTTTTCTTTAATACTCTTTCCGGTTCTTTATAAATTTCATGTTCCCAAAAGACTATACAATCTAAACCAACCTCTTTATATTCTTTAATTAAATCGTCTGGATCATTATTTCTATGCCAATAATCTCCATATATTTCAATTAATTTATTTTGTCCTGTAACTTTAAAATCAGGAATTCTACATTGCCTTCCTGTCCACCTATGCCATTTTCCATTTCCAACATATCTAACATTATTAGGTGTAATTTCATCAAAAACTTTTTCTGGATTTGTGGGTCTACGGTCAAATGATTTAAGCATCTTTTTTTTTATTTCTGGATTTTTCCAATTACTTTTACCAGTTTCTATTCTTATTTTCTTTAATTTTGGATTATCCAAACCCTTAACTTGTGCTTCTCTATATTCTTTTGTATAATATATACTATTAGGATCATTCCATCTTGCTTTAGTCTCTTGTCTTTTTTTCTCCTTATATTCAGGAGTATCTGTTACCTTTTTTGCATTCTCCATTACCTTTTTTCTATATTCTGGGTCTTCCCATAATTTAATTGATGCTTCACTTATTTTTTTATTTTGTTCCTCTGTGTGTTTCAAGCTAATGCCATACATAGGATTTCCTGAACCCTTCATTAGTATTGAATGATGTTTATAGGCATGTTCTTTGCAACAATAATTCCTTTTTCCTTCTATTATTTGACATGGATATTTTAATTTAATATTATTACATCCGGGCAAATCACATTTGACTTCAATCAAACATGCTTTTTTCATATTTACATGACCTTTCCGGTCAATCTCTTAAAATTATCATCAATATCTTGTTTGATATTCTTACTTACATTTTCAACACTTTTGTTAATATGAGATTCTAAAGCTGAATGGATTATTTCGACCAGTTCTTTTTCGTCAATATCAAGTGCATCGCTTTCTTTTTCAGTTTCTTTTTCTTCGATGTCCAATCCGTCATCTTCTATCTCTATATCTTTACCTTCCTCTATAGGTTCAGCAGTTTCGGCAGAATCCAATACCTTTTGAATTTTAGCTTGGGCATCTTTTAAATCTTGTTTATTTGTTCTGTTTAAGACTGCACCGGCTTTTAATTCAATCTCTTCTAATTTTGCTTTCAGTTCTTTGCTTTCCTTAACGATTTCATATACCTCATCAAGACTAAAGCCCTTACTCTGTTCTTCTGTCGCTTGAAAGGATTTTTGTTTACCTTCCTCTGCAATATTCTTAATCTCATTTTCAATACCTTCAGTAGTCAAAGATATATTTTTTAAATTATCTAAAGTCGATGCTTCCATTCCTTCATAATAACCTGATATATTTTTTCCATGATCTGCCATCCAAGCATTCGCTTCTTTTATTGTCCAATTACATTTGTTAGCCATTAACCATCACCTCTGATTTATCTTTAAATTGACGCATAAGGGTATAGTAATTATTCTCCAGAGCTATTTCGTCAGCTGATTTTGGGATATTCCCTTGCCTCCCTTTTTCCCCTGCAACAGTACGATGACGCTTAACTTCCCAAAATCTAATTGCTAATTCAGCTTCATTTTTTTTACTTCTGAGATATGGTAATAATATTTTTAAACTTCTTACAGCCAATACACCACTAACTCTCCAAAGCCATTGATTTCTATATCCTTTATGGGAATATATTTTTTGTAGAAAAGAACCACCAAAAGCATAATAAAATAATAATGGTATACTTTTATCTACCATTCCCACTCTGACTTGAAGACCATAAGATAGATTATGAAGATTAGTATTTTTAGGGCATATCTTTGTTATACTAATACAACCTTCTCCATCTAATATCCCCGCCATATATGCTATATCTAAGTCTTTCATTTAACATACCCCCTTCTTTGCACAACTTTTATCAAAAATGTATGTAATCACTTTTTTACACAATATACAATATAGAGCCTTAATACCTTCATCTACTGATATATCCATCGTCCTTATCCTATGTCCTTCATGTTTGCCTTCTTCACCTTTTGCTGGGATACGAATATAATCTTCGGTTTCTTCGGGTTTGGTAACGACTTCTTTTTCCTCTAATTCGTCTATATCAATTTCCTCGACCTTGCCTTCTGCTACATCTTTTAGGCCTTCTTCAAGTTTTTTCTTACCTTCCTCGGTTAATTCAACTTCTTCTTCTATTTCGTCTATAATTTCATTGACGCTTTTATCTTCTTCATCATCAGTTATTTCGATATTTAAATCATCTATTAATTCTTTCGATTCGATTTTAAGCCCTTTACCAACTGCGATATTCAAAGCTGAAATATTTGAGGCAACGGGCACATCCGAATGTTCAAGAAGTAGCCATTTTGTATAAATCCTTTTTGCCTTATCAAATACTTTTTCGTTAATGTTATATTCCGATTTAATGCTTTCACCTACACTATCCCAGTCTTTGTCTTCTGGCTTGATAGATTCCAAAGGTATAAAGCCGATTGAACTTGTATTTAAAAATTTCTCTTTTACCAGGTTATAAACATCAACTGCTAATTGATGTTTCGCATAAACCGTCTTGGCAAGCCACCCCTTACCCTGCACTAACTTAATCCAGATATCCTTCCCGATTGGAAGGCCATGATAATCATGAGCATATAGCACGGTTGGGCTTTTCTTAAAATCATTGACCTGTCCACCGCTGGGCAGGACTATTTCGTTATCCCTGTCTACATCTGCTGTATTGATATATCTGATTGCTGCTCTTTCGCCATCTTCAATCTGTAAATCTTCGGCATTTAAGGGATTTTTCTTGCGGATGAATTCAATATCTTCTTCTTTTAACTTATATTTCTTGGCGATATCTTTTGCTCTGTCCGGGAGGATGTCTTTAAGTAATAGTCGCTCCGTAAATATTTCCAAAACTATCACCTCACTTTCTAATTATTTATTTAACTTATATACAAATCAATTCTATCTTTTGTCCACAATAGAATTTATTAATTCTTCTGAAATGTAATCTTTTATTAATTCTGCCGCTTTATTACAGCAGGGTTTACATTCTATTATTTTGTGGTCGCCATGAATATTCGATTTTTCTTTGGTATATTTAAGCTTCATTTATCTCCCTTTCTATTTTTACTGTCATATATAGCTTCCACTACTTTACCTTCTATTGCTTTACCACGAATACATAGTGTTTTTTTCTGCTCTCTTAATGCTTTGGTAAATTTTATTAAAACTCCCTCAACCGTTTCACTACAAACCATAAGTGAAGCAATTACGTTTTCAGTAAAAAACTGCTCACAGGTGGCACAATAAAAATCACCTGACTTTTTGATAGTAATTTCAAAATTGTCTAAGTCATCAATTTTCCAACCATCTTCATAATCCGTAACTTCCCAACCGAAGTATATTGCATAAAAAGGATATGTCTTTGTTTCAAATTCCTTTGTTGCTTGCTTTATAGTATAAGAACCTTTTATCTTGCCGCTCAATAACATTTCTACTGTTTTATTGTTTAAGTCTGCGTCTATCTCTCTCAATCTATCATCTTTTATAAATATTTTTTTCATTTTATCTACCCCCTAAAATATCCATCCAATGACAGTAACCAACCCAATAACCGCCAATACAAACCCTACTACCGGTATAATTAATAGACCTACCGTACTCCAGCTAAATCTTTCTAATTTATTTAAGAAATTCCACCACATTGATTACTCCTTTAATCATTATTACCGAACAATGTAGGAAAATACTGGATTAACTCAGGAATAACTTTCGGTTCTTCTTCTCTACTTTCGTCCCATCTCTTTTTTATATCCTTTAAATCTTCTACAACCCTTTCAAGTTCTGAACTACCATCAACGATACTATAATTACCTTCCTTTAAATCTTTTTCATATTTATCTATTAGATTATCAATTTCTTCTAATATCATTTTATTAATCCCCCTCAATTTATTAAAATAAAAAAACCACAGCAAGAAATTAATCTTGTCTGTGGCTGTACAGCAGCTCACTTTCCTTTATCCAGACTGACGGTCTTAGTTATGTAGGAAATATATATTTAGTTTTTTAGACGTTAATTTATATTAAAAATTTTTCCACAATAATAATATTTTTATTCCTAATATTACTATTATCACATGACATATTATTAAAATGATTCTACTAAGAATGGTAAGTTCCATTTTTTCCCTCCTATGCTGAATTCAAATTACTTTTCCCCATCAACCCTGTACTAGCTATAATTGTATCGCTAACCAGTCTTATCCTGATAACATAATCTACCTCAACGGACACCTGATTGAATGCCCCGCACCGCTGGCACTTGATTTCCTCCTGGTACATCTTCAGTGGCCGGGAAGGGTTTAGATAAAACATGCCCGCCCCCAGCTCGATGTTTTTCGATAATGGATTACTGCAATGTTGGCATAATAGTTGCTTCATTTTCCTCCTGTTTATTCTGGCCTAAAATATATATCGCATTGGCACCCTACGTGGAAACAAGGGCACTCATATCCTTCCCAGGTATCATCTAAATCAATCAAGCCCATATTATATAAGCTGACACAAATTTCACAAGGATTCGGGCCAAGCAATATTCCTTTTTTGCCCGTAAGTCCTGACTGCTTATATCCCTGCAAGTTGCCCCGCGAAACGGCATTCTTTGTTTCAGTCATGGCGATTCTTTTAGCTCGATATCCTTCCATGTCCAGCGGTAAGTAGGCCTGTCTTATCCGCTCTGTCAGTTTGGCTATACTTTCGCCGTTCTCCATTCCTTCAATTAATGTTTGCTTTAATAAATGCTTTGTAGTAACCCCGATATCTTTCACGGCTTCGGCAGCATGAATCCTTAACCATTCTATTACTTTGGGATTCATTATATCAAAAGCTATCCCGATTTCAAGCTCACTTAAAGCACTCTTCCCGGCAATCGCCATCATTGCTGTTATTTTCGGTAAGACATATTCAGTAAAGCTTCTAATTTCCTCTTGCGTTGTCGGCACTCTAATAGCACCATTGATATTGTAGTTTGTCGCCTTCCTACCCTGCAACGTGCCGATTACCTTGTCTTTCTGCTGTTCAAATAATGGTATAATACCTTTTCTGAAATCATGTTCAAGTGGTTTTATTAATCTACTTCGTTTACTTTTTAAAATATCTTTTCCATTTTCTTTAGTCTGTCGCCCTCCACCCTCGACAGTTTTGACTAATTTCCCTTGCCTTATCAGGCATACAATACTATCAACTATTTGGTTAATAGTATTATCTGATATTTTAAGCATTTATTTTTTCCTTAACCCGCTGTGCAATTTTTTTACTTAATTCTTCTAATTCCCTTTCTTCCGGTATTGTGCCAATCGGCATTAGAAGGCTACTAACATATAATTGGTCTCCACCCTCTACATCCTCTTTCCCCTCTTCTTGCCTTATTTCATTTACAGTAATATAAGTATTTACCCCTGCAGTTCTTGCCTTCTGTTTAAATTCCTTATCCTCTGGTACACAGTCCTCAAAGGTACAAAATAGTTTTGAATCATATCTCGGTAATATCTGCTCGTTAATTTTCTGTTCACACCGCCTATGTCTTGGGCTTATCGTATCCTTCATAAACATATAGGTTGCATTATCAGAATTGGCACGGTTAGCATCTTTGTCGAATAAAGCAACTGACTGGCCATAGGCATTGGCAATCTCTTCTTTGGTCACCTTACGGCCTGATAGAAAACTTAACTCTTTTGGGCTAAAGGTAATCGGCTGGTATTTCAAGCCACTTGTCAATATGGCAGTTTTGCCTGTCTTTTTTACTCCGCCATAACGTTGATTCCATTCATTGGTAATTCTTATAAATTCTTGATCATTAATAGGTAATTCTGTTGTTAATATCCCTGATGGCATTGCCATATTGCTAAATAAACTATTCTCATATATATTCATATTTTCATTAATATTGTAAGCATGAGTAACCGCACTAATAGGTGACATCCCGTAATAGGTAGATGTCGGTGAAGGATATTTAAAATGAATAATTTCAAGTTTATCGAAGGCAACCTCATTAAGCCCATTCTTATATATATAGCCCTTGATAAATTCTTCTTTTGAAGGGATAATCTTCATCTTATCAGGCGGGGCAATCCAAATCTGTATCGGCAATCCCATGTTGTTGGGTAGTAAATACCAGTAATTATTACCAGTTAATTCCTGATTCAGGCAGGTCATTTCTTTCAGTTCAAATTCGTTCATGAATGGGTTGACATTTTTCATCAACTCAATAAACGGATGTTCCAACACTTCTTCAACTTCTACCGCTTTCCGCAGATATCTGTCAAGATGTCCCATCTCTTTGGAGTAGAGGAATTTTTTGGTTTCCTTTGATATCGGTCTGGTCTCTACCAGCATTTTTGATTTTGAAGGTTTGGCTACATAGAGGCGTAAAGGGAATGAAGCAAATGATACGGCATTGCGGGAAGCACAAACATATACCCAGCTCTTGTAGGCATTAAGTAGTGAGGTATAATTCCCCGGAGTAGCCAGTTCCCGCTCATAATACCAGTCAGGCAAATACTGCAATCTATTCTGCGTAGTGCCTCCTCTTGCCATTGCTTTAATGGCGTTTATGATATTGGATATTGTGCTTATAGTGGTCACCATCCTTATAGACAGGTTTATTATATATTATCTTCTATTAACTTTGTAATTTTATCTAACTCTAATAGTCTATTCTTAATTTCTTCATATTTTGGTTTATCTTTTATATCTTTAACATAGCCAGTATGTTCGGATTCCCATTCTGCCATTCCATATAGATTATCAAGATATTCTATCAGTTCAGAAGTTTTATATTTACTTTTCATTTTTCCCCTCCTTATATATACCCCCTATACTAATCGTAGAATACATTTAAATGTGTGTCAATGTTTTTTGGGGATTATTCTTCTAGCCCTCCCAGTAAAAACCGAGAGGGCTATTGTTATTACTCGAAACTGACTACTTCAAACCGCCCAAAATGGGGTCGCCAGTCGCCGATGCCGATAAACTTTCCTGCATATTCAATTATCTCTTTTAAAATATCTTTTTGCATTTGGTCATCTAAAACTAATAAATGAAATTCTGCTTCCCATCCTTTTTTGAATGCAGGTCTATTCCTAAGTATTTGGTTTCTTTGTATTTTAACAAATTCCTGATGAGTATAATCAAATGTTTTTTTGCCTAATGATATTTTATCAGGTTCAACTTCAACAGTAGCATTTATCATGTCCTTATAAGTTTTTCCCATTCTACCCTTGACCTTAAAATTAGTTGCACCCTTAACCAAAGAAGCCCGTAATTGTTTAGAAGGAATATAACAACCTACTTCTTCATCTTGATATACAGATTTTTCCGCTTCTTTGGAATAATCAGCTTCACCAGATTTTTGTCTTGAATTGTCTTCTTCAAAAGGTCTTTTATGTTGTAAATAATCGGCAATTCCCCTCACCTTAACCTTAACCTCATAAGCCATTCTTTTCACCTCCTTTCATTGTCTAATAACCTGCTTTAAAGCAGTTCCTTACCTTATTCAACCGAACCGAACCTTACAAAACCATAACCAACCGAACCCGACCCTACCACACCATATCCAACCACACACCTACCCGAAGGTAGTTCCAAACCGCACATCGCCGCACCAGACCCCACCTTGCCAAACCTCGCCTTACCATACCCAACCTCACTTCACCGAACCATAAATATATTTCTTAAATAATCTTTTAGTTATAGATAAATCTAAATTATCTACAATATCATTAACTACATTTAAAACTTTTACATTATTATTTTTACAAAGTATATATTTCTTTTTATCTCTTAATATTTGTTTTTTGTCTTTTAGATGATAATGCCACCCTCCTGGCTCAATTATGCAAACTAATTTATTGTGTCGATAAATAGAAATATCTGTGTGTCCATAACTCCAAATTGAATGTAATCCTTTACTTTCTGGTTTAGGGAATAATTCTCTTAATGGCTTTTTAATTTCAATAGACACTTTTAGATTATATTTATTAATTATGTAATCACTAATTTTTTCAATTATTAATTCATCACCCTGTATATTATTCATATTGCCTCCTTTGCCTGCCTTAAAGGGCAGTTCCTCACCGCACCATACATCACCAAACCTCACCAAACCTCACCGTACTTCACCACGCCTCACCACATCACACTTCACCCGACTTCACTTTACCATGCCATACCAAACCAAACCGTATCTTATTTATTGTTAAGTATTCGTTTATTCAGTAGAAATTCCGCTAATAAAAAATCCTCTGGTAAATCTACATCAATTGTATCTCTCTCATTAATGATATATAAAGTCAAATCATTAAAATTGATATTGCCGAAGGGTTCGGCATCTAAAAATCTTGTAATGACTACATCACTACAAAATATATATTTCGGTTCTTGAAATTCCAATCCTAAATTTTTTAAATACATTTCCCTTGGAGTATAGTCAAATACCTGCT